CAATCGCAAGAGCAATCCATTGATCAGCGATACAGATAACACAGTGAATGCGTTTATAAACAGGAATGGACTGCGTGTAAAAAATGATGACAAACTATTATTAGAAGCATTGACTACATATCATTTCGAGGACGGTAGCCGAAAACGATTAGTCAAGTATACAGAGCAAAAATACGCGCATATAGATGGATTGGGTGACGCATTGCGCTATGGCATACATCATCTGTTCCCTATCACGCATGATGACATGGGCATACCTGAATATGTAGGCATGGATAGGCGCTATCAGCAATATACTACACCTGGCATACAACACATGCCAGAGAGTCCATTATATCCTGGTGGCCCAACTTGGGACGAGATAATAAAAGGCAGTGAGAACAATAATGATTACATGAGTTATTAATATGCCTATATAGGTCTGATAAATAAATAAAATAAATCATAGGATACAACAAATGAGAAAACCATATAAATGTGTTAGCGCATATGATAGAGTTATGCGAAGGACAAATATACCAATGTTAGACGATGGTACAAAAGATAAAAGTAAATGCTGGTTATGGACTGGACCAGTGAACAACGCAGGTTACGGTATGATCCGTGGCAACGACGGATATCCTAAGATGACAACAGTTCATAGAATCGTTGGCATACACAAAGGTCTAGATCGTAAAAAGGAAATACAGCATACATGCTTGACAAAAAATTGCGTGAATCCAGATCATCTTGTAAATGGCAATCCACAATCTAGGACAAAGCGCATAATTGAAAAACATGGTAGGCATTTCAACATGCCGAAAAATCCTTATAAAAAGTGTAAATACTGTGGTAAGACATCACATGTGATATGGTTCAGCAGGCAACATAAACACTGCTATCCGGGTATGCTAAACAAGCATAAATAATATCTAGGAGATAGTATAACAATATATGAATTCACAAGAGTTGATTAAAAAAAATCCTATTTATGGTGCAACTTATGAACAAATGTTATCTTATCAATATGCATATCTTGGCGGACAAGTGTTTAAGAGATATGTGCGTAAGAAAAGACCCAGCGAAGATAGCCAGTTATATATTGATCTAGTCAACAATACTGTAGCACAACCAATATGCCGTTACATTGTAGAAACTATAAACGATGTATTGTTCGAGCCTGGCGTCAAGCGTGACTTAAAATTTTGCACTAGCACAGGTCAGAATATAGATCCTGACAACATAGAGTGGGCGCAATTATTTTGCCTAGATGCTGATCTACAGAATCGCAGCATAGATGCGTTCATGGAAAATGTAGGCGAACTCAGTAGCATATATGGATATTGCTGGGTGTTTGTTGATATGGCCATGCAAGGTGATGCTAACTATGGTAGACCATATGTAGTAGCAATAAATCCATTGCAAGTATGGGATTGGGAATGGGAATGGTTCGGCGGCAAGCCCATGGTCAAGTACTGCAAGGTATTAGAGACAGAAACAAAGGACGATTATTATATAAAGTGTTACCATCTAGGTACATCGTCAACTCCTAGTTATTTTGTGAGTTATAGATTAGGTAAGAATATCAGCAAAGAAGATGTAGAAGAGATAGGTCGCGGTGATTATCCTGCAGGCATGTCAGTGCCAGCGTTTATAGCATATGGTCGCAGGGATCCACGCACTTTAGATTTTGGTATCAGTGATATAGACAGCGCATGTGATGCGCAGAGAGAACATTATAAACTAGAATGCGAAGCATATACCAGCATACAATTCGCAAAAACAATCATACGTGCCGATAAGGGTGTAAGCATACCTGTACACGCAGGCGCGATAGTAAGAGCCACGCAAGGACAAGTCGAATCAATACCTGTAGATACAGGTGATGTTGACAAGATCACAGCAAGGCAGCGCGAGATACTAGAACAGATCGAGGCATTGACTGGACTAGGTGGCTTACGCAATACAAAAAATCAGTTAGCCAGCGGCATAGCCATTATAGAGGAACGAAAACAATTACATAGACTCGCAAAGAGCAAAGCCCGACTAATGGAAGTCACAGAAGAACTGATATTTACTTACGCGGCACGTTTCATGGATATGCGCTGGGCAGGCGAGATACATTATAATACAGATTACGAGGCACATGATACAAATTATAGATTGGCATTGTTCCAGCAAGCAAAAACACTTGTACAAAACAATGGCATAGTAGATAGCCTCATAACCAAAGAAATCATAGCAATGCTTGCGCCTAGCACTAGCATACCGCAATATGAGCAAGCATATATAGATACTATCACAGATGAACAGGTCAAGACACTAATGACTGATGAAAACAATACAGTATTAAGCCGTGACCTAGGTGATCAGATACCAACACCAGAAGATTTTAATGAAGATGAAGATGTATATGGTGATACACTAGAATATGATAGCGGCGAAGGCGCTGCTATAGATAACGGTATAGGCACACCGGTCGCTTATACAGGACAAAGTTATAGCACACAACAGGCTGTGGCAACACAGATTGTAGCGCTTAACGCAGGCCGGTAATTACGGTTGTTACGAATAACTAAGAGGAAATATGAACGAAACACAACTCGCTGGCAACGATACAGCCCCTGAAGCAGAACAGGTTAATAATGATGCTGATACTAATGTGAAGGCAGGTGCTATTCGCAAGAGCACCACTAACTCTATACTAAACGCATTGTCACAAGCAAGCGGACAGAGTTTTGAGTCAGTAGAGGCAGCGTTAGCCTATGTCGCACGAACTAGTAGCCAACGCGGTGGCAACGCACAGCCAGTGGCAGTAGAAGAATCAGACTCACGCATGGGGCGTGAAGATTCATCTGCTGACAATACTGACTTACGAGATCAGTTCATGAAGTTACAAAAAGACTTGGCAAGCAAAGAGCGAGCCTTGAGAACTAAAGAACTGGACTCAGAAATTATCCGTAACATGGGCGAAAAATTTGATCCTGATCTACAGGAATACGCATTACAAAAGATAAAAGCCAACATAAAAATGAAGAATGATGGCTCTTTTGCGATTGTAAACCAGAAGGGACAAGAACGCTATGGTATGGACGGTAATCCACTTACATTAAATGGTCTTGTGAATGAGATCGCTCAAGGTAACCCTAAGTTATTGAAAGGCGGCAGTTCGCAGACCGGTTCTGGATTACGAATGGGACAAGCATCATTTGCTGGTGCGATGCCTGACGCTATACCTGACTATAGCAAAGATCCTGCTGCGTTTAACGCATGGGCAAGTAAGCAAGGTCTAGGTAGGGGCATAGGGCTAAAAGGCACTAAAGTAGGTGTGAGTGTTAGTTCGTTTTCTAAGAAAGTTATTTAGCCATACCAAAGGAGAAATTTTATGGCATATGTACTTAACGGCGGTAATGACGAAGCCGATGGCTTTACAGCAGCCATTGCAAACTTTGCATTACGCGCAATGCATGAAAGCACAGGACTAGTGGACTATACTACAGTTGTCGCACCTAATCAAGGCAATCAGTATCTAGTACCACAATTCGCGCCTATCACGTATCAGGACTACAATCCTAATGCTAACGGTGGTGCTAATGGAGGCTTTAGCCCTAACGCTAACGTCAGTTTCGGTGCTGTTGAACAAAATCCTGCACTAGGTCAGGGAACAATCACTGCCAGCCCAACTGTTGCAGCCACAGCGTTTGATATTTTCTACGCATGGACAACAAGTTTTGAACTTGCTGCTACATTAGGTGCTGAACTCGGTGAGAGTTACGGTGAAAAGGTAGACCAGCGTGTTTGTGGAGCATTTACTAGTTTCAAAGCAACTGTAAGCAATACAAATTATGCTACTACACCACTAGATGGTTTCAACCGCCCAACAGAGTTAGGCGCTATGGAACTACGTGAAGCAGGACAAACAGGTAATACTGTAACTGCAGGCTTTACTGCAAACAGCGTGTTAGAGTTGATTCGTAACGTCAAGCAAAATTATCAAGTAGCAAGACTACCAGGCGTACCAACTATTGTATTAGATAACAATGGTCAAGCGGCTGCTGCCAACGTGTCAGCACCAGGTGGATCAGGCTCTACTATGACTCGCTTGCTTGCTGAATTGACTGGCGGCGCAGTAGCGGTTACCACAGGAGGTGGTGGTTCGCAAATATCTGGACTAGGTAATGAATTGCTAGCAACAGGTAAGATAGATAATGTCTACGGCTGTAAGGTCGTATTCACTACTTTCCTACCCGCAGCAACTCGTACTGTAGCAGGTGTAGCAAACGTATCTTGTAAGGTAGGCGCATACTTCCATGAGACAGCCTTGATCACAGTCCTAAAAGAAGGATTGGAAATCAAGATGGGCGAGAAGCCAGGTGGTTTGCAGATGTGGATCACAGGCGTAGCCTACATGGGTTCAGGTGTTGCTGATCCAAGACGCGGTGGAGCAATCAATATTGTTCAAAGTTAATAATTAATACATAGGAATGTAAACATATGTCAGTCCCCTATCAACGAATCAGCAATGCAACAGTACAGGATATAATATTTTATGATCCTGCTGCTGAACGCCGCGCCGCACAGATGCAAGTAGACTGGGACAAATATTTCAAGGTCGGTAGCCAAGAAATTTTGTACCAACTTGAGTTTGGATGGTGGCCAAAGTATTGCGATACGGTGTTAGGGGCAGCATATTATACTAACTTACCTAATGGTGCTCTAATATCAAGTTTTAATCCTAGTTTGCTTATCAAAAATGATCAAACATTGATACGG